CTTTTGGGTCTTTATAGTCTGACCATGTCATCTCATATTGAGCACCACAATAGAATATCTGACCATCATCTGTATGTTTGTGAAAGTGACCTGAAACTACTTTTTCAAATCTACTAAAATCTGCCTTCTCATTACCATACTCATTAATAACTCCGTTTTGCATTTCAATACCTTTGATTTCTAAATGACCAAAACATAAATCTGCTTTAGCTGTTCTTAACATTTCCATAGAGTGGTCATAGTTATCATCACATATCCAAGGTACAAATAATATAGGTGTGCCATCAAAATCTACAACAGTTGATTTAGTGTATATCCATGGTTCGTTTCTTTTGTCAAATGATGAGTATAGATTTTCTATAGCATTTACATTATTAGTATTCTTAAAATAGGTATCGTGGTTACCTATAATTATGTGTGTATCAATTTGTTCTTCATATAATCTATCCCAAAATTGTTTTCTGAATATAGAAGCAGTTTGAAAATTAATAAACTTTCTTCTATCAACAACATCACCTAAATGAACCAATGTTTTAATATTGTTCTCTTGTAGGTATGGGAAAAAGATTTCATTGTAAAATCTTAATTGATAATTTCTAAACGCTTCGCTGTCATTACGGACACCAAAGTGTGTATCATTCAGTAGTGCTATCTTCATTATGTATCTAAAACACTTGTGTAGGTTCTTTTTTTTCTTTTCTTTATTTTGATTTCGTTCTTTTGTGGTTCTTCAGCTGATGGTTTATTCTTTCTTAAAAATTCTAAAAACTGATTCTTATAATCATTGTTTGTATCACCAGGCAGTACAGAAAATTCATCTATACCTCCTTGTTCTATCATTTTATATTTGATATTGGTTTGTTTTTTCTCTTTCTGTATTCTTCTAATAAAAGCATAATAGATTATTTGCGTAAAGTAAGCAAAAGGATTATTAGACTTATCAGGATTAAAGTTTTTAAGATATTGTAAACAGTTCTCTATACCATCAGAAATCATATCATCTCTAAAAGTATAATTAATAAAATTAGGCCTGTAAGATAAGTGATTCGCAATCTTCAAAAAACATTCTCCAATATAGTTTGTAACTGGTGGAGATTTTCGGTTTCTTTTTTCTGCTTTATTACACTTATCCTTATACTCAATCATCGCCTGTAGGAACTTTTTGTTATCTACATAATGTTCAGATTTTTTCTTTGTTTTTAATTTTGTATTCATTATTATATAATACTATAAGTTGGTTCATTTGTCAATGGTTTACGGTTAAAATAACCAGTTTGAAATGGCTCTTAATGCAAGTAAAAGATACATCAATTCCATTAGTGTTCTAGGTATGTCTTTATCTTTAATACCCATATGTATCCATATCATACAGGATACACTCGCAATCGCCCATCCGACCCATTGAGTTGAAGGATTTGCGTCTGAAAGTACGTAAGCGCCTAGTATGGCCAGTAAGAATCCCAACCATCTTGTACCATCTAATCTCTTGTAAAATCTAATTTTCATGGCCGCTTGACATATTCTCAATCCGTTGTTATAATACCCTTGTGGGTTGTTACCGAGAACACCTAGCTAACTAGATTTAAAACTAGTGTATTTTCTTTGATGGCATATTCAAAATCTCAGCAACGTCTTTTATGTTGTCTTTATCTAATTCATCATAATTGGAAGCGGCGTCATTTAACTCCTCTTCCGACATCTCTCTTTGTATAAATCCTGGTAATTGTTGTTTTGCGTGTTTTAGTGAGTGTGAAAGATCACTATATCTTTTTGTGAATTGTGGTGTAGCATTGCATATAGTTATGATTTTATCAACGGGAATGGTTACAGTTTTATCATCTGTAAATCCAACCCATTTAACTAAAGCAATATAGTCAGATATACCGTGTTCAGTTATACGAGGAACGTATTTTATTAGCATAGGTTCCTGTAGTCTTAATAGTTTAGAGTTTTCAGGTAGTTGGTTTTTATGTAAAGGGAATTTACAACAGATTTCCTCTCCAGAAACCAGTCTGATTATCTTAACAGTCTTGTCATCAATACGGTTAATCATATAACTATTTATCTTTTTTATCCAAGGAAACGCTATGTATCTCATAGTTAAATCCTTCTCTATTATACAACTCAACTCGCTCTTGGAAGTGTGTTAAAGTAAAGTTTTTCTTATCTTTATAAGTCAAATCATCTGATATATCATATAACGTAGCATTAGACTTATTGTCTTTTAACCTTAATCCTCTTCCTATACTTTGCAATATTCTTATAGGGCTCTTACTAGGGCTACTAAAAACAATGTTGTGTAAATTACGAATATTGATACCAGTGCTGAACGTCCCGAAAGAAGCGATAATAATTGCGTTGTCAGACTTTTCTGTGATTGCTCTAATTTTTTCTCTATCATTTGTTTCTGTTCCACCATAAACGAAAAACACCTTTCGCTTAGGGTCTGCTTTTTCTTTGATTAAATTAAATAAAATTTCACCGTGTTTTTCAACAAGTTGGAACAAACATAAAGTATTTCCATTAAGTGCCGTGGCTAGATTTCGTATGTATTTATTACGAGCATTATTTTGAGTGAGGTATTCTAGCTCCTCAAAGTACTTAACTCCATATACTTTCTTGGCCTCTTCTTCTGGATACTTTAAGTTCAGACACATAATTTTTAAATCGGCAAGTTGTTTTCTCTCAATCAATTCTGTAGTTGATACGACTTTGTTAACCATACCAAACAACCCTTGTAATACTAACTTGTGTGTTTTACTATCATCTAACGTACCTGTAAGACCTATACGATATTTACAATCTACTAGTTTTGTCATTATCTTTGTAAGGGATACTGCTTTGAATAAATGTGCCTCATCACCTATAACAGCACCATAGTTCTCAAAAAAATCTTTGGGCATTTTATATAATGACTGCCACGTTGAGATAACGATTCGTTTATCTTCTTCTATATCATATCCGTGATAGTTTCTACTGACATTCTTTTCTACATTGAAACCATAGTCTTTAAAATCTTTGTATAATTGTTCTACTAGTGAAGTTGTGGGTACAATAATAAGAATATTGTTGTCTATCATATTAAGATAGTGCCTACATAACATATAGATGATTAATGATTTTCCAGAGGCAGTAGGAGATAATATCAAACCTCTTTCATATTCCAATGCGTATTTAAAAGCATTTATTTGATAGTCCCTCGGCGTGATAGAGATATCATAAGACTTGATTAAGCCGTCTATATCGGCGGCTATGGCGTCATTAAACGTCAATATTTCACTAGATTCGACTATATGTACATCTTTCTTCTTACACCAGTCTTTTAAGTAGGGGTACAATCCAACATATAATTGACCTGTCGCATACGAATATAATCTGATTTTTCCGTCCCAAACCCTATTACGAAATTGGGGTGTAAACTTATACCCAGGCACCTCAAATGAGAAGTACTCGGAAAGTTCTCTACGGATACTTGCGTCAGCGTCAATTCTAATATATACGTCATTGACCTTATCAACTATAATGTTTTGCATTTTTAGATAACGCCAGAGGTAAATTTACGCCACTCAATTGCGTTCTTTATTTGAAAGGAACGATTCGCAATTAACCTAATTGTCTTGTCCAAATAGTCAACAACACTTTGTATATAGGTTACCTTTTGTTCTAACTTGATTAATTCACTATCAGATTTTAAGTATTTGTCAACGTCTTGTCTTAATACTTTTAAGTTAAAAGGTTTCTCTTGGTATACACTTGGGTCTGCTTTGCCTGTATAGTACTCCCACTTTTCTCTAATCATTACATCTCTATCCTGCTCTGCTTTCTTTAACAGATTAATATATTGATTGTGAAATTTTGAATATTTGTTATGTAGTTGTGGTGTCTTTAATGATTCTAAATCTAATTCAGTATCATTTAATTTTAGGTCCTTGTCGGCCAGCAATTGTAGTTCGTCAAATGTCATAATATCTCCATTGTGTATTTAAGTATATAGTCTTATTTTATCTGTTTGTATTTTCTATAATTAGGATCATAGTATTCTTTAAGTTCAGGAAACACATCAAAGAGGTGCATTTCCCATTTTGTTCCTCTATAATAATCATCTTGTTTTAATAGATAAACAAATATATCTTGTATATTAACTCCTTTGTCCATAGGTCTTTTTAAAGCGTGAACAATATCTGGATAACCGCTGTACTTTGGTATTAATTTTTTCTTTATAGGTTCAGGTAAATTGTTCGGTCTTAAATGTATAGGTTTCTCAACGTGTGCCCAATTAATCATACCTACTTCATCATGCTTTTTTACATAATTAATAACTTCATAAAATCTCATCACACTTAAAAATGATATTAGTCCATTAAAGTCAACAGCTATATTTGGATACTTACCACACTCTCTTATATTATCTTCAAGTTCTTTCCAATCTGTTCTTCTTCTCATATACTCTATAGTTTTACCTACACCATCTACAGAACCTACCATTGCTACTTCTTTAAAGTAAGGTACATAATCAAATATACTATGTTTACCTGCGTGTGTTTTGGTCATATTTGTTTGATACTTAACAAATATATGTTTAGCGTGTCCTGTTTTTACAATTTCATCCATCATCTTATAGTGTTGTTTCATAATTAATGGCTCGCCACCGATAATTTTAATACTTCTTATGTATGGTGCTAATTCAATGACTTGCTCAATTACACCTTTTGTACGATCTTTACCATGCAATTTAAATTCTTCTTTGTTTTCTTCCCAATTTAATTCTTGTTCCCATATCTCTTTACTCCAAACACCTTTTTCAGCACCCCTTTGTCTTATAGATGAGTTAGTGTGAAGACACATATGGCAATCTAAATTACATTCTGATCCAAATATTTTTAATTGTACTTCTACAATTCTTTCACTAAACTCCCACTTACCAGTTGCTTTATACATATCAACACTTTTTTGAATATCATCCCAAAAATCAGGATTGTTAGTGTGTATTTTTAAACAATTTGTTCTTCTGGACCTTCCATATCTTTCTTCATCTGATATACATCTTTGACACCACTTTTTAACAGCTTTTAAATCTGATTTTGGTGTTGTCATTTCCTTTCTAATAGATTCCATATACTCGCTGTTTTCCATCCAATCTCTTATAGATGTATCTTCAACTGTTGGTCCGTATTTAGGAGCGTGAGCGAAACAACAAGCCTGCCACCTACCATTCATTTCAGAATATGCTTGTGTAAAAGGTATTGTACAAAAATAAATGTCTTTATCTTTTGCTTGTTGTATAAGTGTTTTATCTTCTGGTGGGGCACCTTTTAATATAGATACTGTTTTAGGTCTAGTTGTTTCAGAAACGTCCATCCACCATCCGCTCGTATCAATATTACCAGGTGTTGATTTATCACCAGGTCCACCTCGTGTTAAACGTGCTCTATCTTTACCTAGTCTTTCAATTGTGGGATCGCTTCTATCTCTTACTCTTACAGTCATTACCAGGCGTGTCTTAATTTTAGTTGATCTATTCTACGTACAATGTCTATACGATCAAATAAATTTTTATCTTTAATTTCTGTGTACATTATAGTAAATGCTTTTAAATTTCTTTCTGCTTGATTCAGCCCTGCTAATTGATAATCAGCACACATAGGAAGATAAATCTGTACATCAAATCCTTTTTCAGCCCACCTCATTGCAGAATATCCTTTTGTTCTTAAAACACAACCTGCTGTATTTGTGCCACCTATAACAACAGTCTTAATACGATAACCATCTTCCTTTACCATTTCTACAATGTCTTCAACTTGTAATGGTTTATCAGGATCAATATTTCTCCAAACGTGTCTGCCTTCAGCCTTAACCATTTTTTCTATTTCACACATTTTCTTATGTTTACTTGGATCATCTTTAGAAATTCCTGGTAAATGATTAGATATAATATAATGGTCACGGTCTGGCATATTAAGTAACCCAGCTAAAACAGAAAAACGAAGGTTGTTAGTATGTTCATCAGCCATAACAGGATGACCTTCAAAATCAACTAATAATATTATTGTTTTATTTTGTTGTTTCATTTAAATCCATTTTATTATTGTTTCTGGTTCAGGTTTTTTGTCGTCTTCTCTTTCTTCTTTACTCATATGTTCTCTACGAAGCTGAGCAGAATATCCAATACTGCCTAATAGAACAACAGGATGTTTAACCCAAGGTAAATCTTTCCATTTCTCTGGTGGAGATTCTCCTCCGTGTGGGAAACAAGCAATAGTTGAAGTACATAATCCTTCTTCTAAAGCAAAGGCAGATAAATTAGCCATCCACATACCCACTTCTACTGCTGTTGTTCTTAACATAGAGTTCATATGCTCTTGGTGCATTTGTTCGTAAAAATCTCCTCTATCTATACTCTTTTGATAATAAGCATTTGGTTTACAAAGTCTTTGAGTAAACACTAAAAGGTATGGTGCAGATTTTAAATGTTTAAAATATGCGTTATAACCTTCCTCTTTCCAAGTTGCGTGTCTTTCACTTTTATGTGAATAGTGTATAGGTATATTTGTTTCGTTAATTAATTTTTTATTCTTAACTGTTTTCATCCAGATGTTATGTTTTTCTTGTTCTCTTTCCGGTCCCAAAACGTTGCAATGATATGGCATAAAATTATTTTTAGAAGGTGTAACTTTCCAAGCCTTCCAAAGTAATTTTTCTATTAACTCTTTTCCTGGGTCTTTTAAACTATACACTTTAACGTGTCTTCTTTTATCTAATAATTCTAAAGCGTCCATTTTACTCCTTCCAATAAGGTTTTAATTCAGGGAAGACATCAAATAGATTCATTTCCCATTTAGTTCCTTTATAATATTTATCGTTCATTAAAAGATATTCTATAGTGTCCTTATAATCCAAACCATGGTTTTCTTCTTTAAGAACATTTTGTATATCTGGGAACCCTTCGTACTTTGGAATAAGTTCCTTTTTAAGTTTATCAGGTAATACATTGGCACATAATTTTATAGGTCCTCTAATATTAGACCAGTTGACCTGAAAGAATAAATGTTTATTATCATTAAACCATTCTATCAATTTATAAAATCTTAACACACTTAAAAAAGATATGGTTCCATTTACATTTACTTCCACATTAGGATATTTTTTTACTATTCTTATGTTTTTTTCAATTTCTTTAAAGTTAGTTCTACGCCTAATATATTCATCCCAAATACCTATTCCATCCAAAGATACTGTAAATTCAAATTTATTAAAAAAAGGAATGTAATCTGTTATCTTAACTCTTTCAAATTCTACTACAGACATATTAGTCTGATATTTTACAAACATATGCTTAGCGTGTCCTGTTTTTATTATTGCGTCTAACATCTCATAAAAGTTTTTCATAACTAAAGGCTCACCACCAATAAACTTTAAGTTATAAATGTATGGTGCAAGTTCAGCTACCTGTTCTACTATAGAGGTAAGAGTTCGTTTTGGCATAGAAGCAATAGGTGTTTTAGCATAATCTGAAAATATTTTTTCACCTTTTAATTGTTCAGAATGTATAGATTTTAATCTAGTAGTAGAATCATATGGTACACACATATAACAATCTAGGTTACATTTGTTTCCAAATGCTTTAATTTGTATCTCTAATATTCTGTCTCCTAAAAACCCTTGTCCTGTTTTCTTCCATTCTTCTACTGCTCTTCTTATACCAGGCCAAAGACCTTTATCGTTTGTTTGTATTTTTAATGAGGCTTGTCTCCTTGATCTACCATACTTTTCTTCTTGGTGCATACAGTTTTTACACCATTTTTTTGCTAACGTTAAAGGGTCCCCAGGAGTAGTCATCTCTTTACGGAGAGCATTCAAATTAGCATTATCTTTAAAGTATCTTAAAACACTTACATCTTTTATATTAGGATTAAAGCCTTCTTGTACCCAGGAACAAGGAGCATATTCTCCTCTAGTTGTAGTATATACCATCTGAAATGGAGCAGAACAAAAGAAAGGCAACTCTCCACTTCTAATTTGGTCTTCTAAAATATCAACATTTTCTTTTTTGAACCACGAGCTCATATCTACCTTTCCTCCTCCAAGGTATTTGTCTCCTGGTCCTCCTTTAGAAATAAATTCGGTTACCTGATTGCTTTTTTTTGATTTTTTTCTGACTGTCATAATATAATTTATAATATAATTAACTAGTTGTTTCTATAGTTCCGCTTCCACTTACGTTTGCAAACTCATATATCTTATACTGAAATGTAACATTAGCAGTTAGATAATTAATATCAGTTGCTTGTTGATTATAATCTAAACCTGATAATGATATAGGATAGATATCTCTAAATCTTATTTCTATATTAGAATTGTTTTTACTTGTTAATACAAACAACGTAGCGTCTGAATATAGACCACCATCGTCTGAAGTTTGTTTAACTACTTGACCTAATTCTTTGTTATAGGTTTCACTAGTTGTAGTAGGGTATCTATCAGAACCAGCTTGTTGTAAATTTCTAAACTGTGAATGGTCTTTAGGAAAACCAAGACCAGTCATCCACCCATGGATCTCTCTATAGTTTTCTAAATTCTCATCTACTAAAAAAGATATATTCAATGTATCATAATCTAACTTATCACCAGGGATAGGTATATCTCTAAAAGGTGTACTTTGATTTGCTGATCCCAATGTAATACTAGGTATGTTTGCAGCCGTACAAAAGTATTCTACTTTAGGTAATTTAATTATAGTAAACTTAAACTGTGTAGGACTTGCATAATCTAGTTTAGTTGGTTGTCTTGTATTAGAGTTTATAGTTGTCATAGTACTATTTATAAGACTTATTAGACCAAAAAAAAGGGCGCCGAAGCGCCCTTTTCTGCGATTTGTTTCTCAACAAATATTACATTATGTTCTTAACTTGAACACGTCTGTAGTATCTGTT